ACCAGCCAAGTTAGCAACTGTACCCCCTGCAATTGAAGAAACATTATCTGAAAAATTAGCAGAATCTCCTGTAGTTACAGCACTTGAGGGAATAGCATCTGCTTGGCTAAAAGATTGAGTAAAACTAAAATTATTACCTGGTGTGTCTTGGGTTACCGTTAAATCGGGTGGAGTTCCAACGCCATCAGTAATTACTAAAGATCCAACACCATTAGATATAGCATTATCTCCAGAACCATGCGTTGTGTCCACTCCTACACCACTTACACTGTAACTGCTACCTAGCCGTGAGCTAGAAGTAGAAGCCCCTCCTACTGTAAGTTTTACAGAGCTAGAAATAGAATGACTTAGGTCGGCTAGCGCAGAAGGTGTAGCTGCAAATAATACAGCTAAAAAAAATAATTTTTTCATGCTTTTGGTTTAGGGTCGATTACTTCTGCTCCCTCGATCTTAATGGGAGTAATTACCCTTATAGTTTGCACTATACCTTCGTTCTCGGCAAGTTTGCCGTCTTTTTTACTACTTTTCTTTGACCCTTCAAGACCAAAAGTAGCAAGCGCACCTGTTAATAAACTGGCCGGGAAAGTTATATCTTTAGGATCAGAGCTATAGCCAGGTATTGTTATGTAGTTTAATGTAACGATAAAACCGCTCCAAACCACAACGCCAAGCCGGACAAAAAGACTAATAATAGCTAGTTGTTCTTCTTTATCATCTAGTCCATCCTTTAACTTTTGGAAAGGATTTTTCTTTTTCTGTTCTGCCATAGGGTTTTTCTGTATAATAGGCATAGATCAAGGACTCGTAAAGTGATTGAAGTAATAGCAGCTACTGGTGGTGCATTGTTAACAGCTTGTTTTGTATCGGTCGGTTCTATATCTTATCGAGGTAGACAATCGCGTGATGATCTCGTGCGAAATACCACGGCTATAGAATTGTTAAGTACGAAAATTGACGATATGCATGACGATATGAAAGAGGTGTTTCACAGACTTAAAGAAGTAGAACTAGCAGTTGTAGAGATAAAGCCAAGAAGATAAAAAAAAAGACCCCTATTGCTAGAGGTCTAGTTCTTGCGAATATCTAGTGTTGCCTAGTTTCCACTAGTTACTCACAAGTTCTCACACACGCCGGTACACTAACACAAAAAAAAGCCCCCTGCGTGGGGGCTGTAACATTATGCACCTAAAAGATTTAGATCGCAAAGGTTATCTTTGTTAAACATAACATAACCTTTTAGTTTTCTAGGTCTAGTGCCACGGCTATCGTAGCTATCCCAGACGGCGCCATCTCTGACTGCAACCCAATGTCTAGGCAACATTGCTATGCAATGTTTGGGTACATTATCTTTGTTAAACATGAAATTAAATGTTTTCATGTTTGTCCAACTAGAATCAATACCAAGATCACTTAAGGTATCCATAAGATCTCTTCTAGATAATCCCCATGTAGCTGTAGCTTTAGAGTATGGATTGTTTCTTTGCTTTCTATTAGTAGCAAATTGCCATACTGTTTTGTAGTCTAGACCTAATGCAAGGCAAATAGCTCTAGTGCCACAATCACCATGTCTTTCCTTTTTAGGATGAGGGTTGCGTAACATAAGACGAAAACCAGATTGGTGCGATGATTTCGGAAACGAAATAGTCATAATATTCAAGAGTCAAGGTACAATTAGCCGATACCTCTACCGGCTATCCTTATTATAAATCCAACTAATCAGGAATAGGATTTTAGTGTGACACTAATTTTATTGGCACACTAGTTTTCCGTTTAGATTTTTTTTCTAATTTATAGTAGTATTTAGATAAGTCGGGAAGCCTGATGATCTATGCAAAGCGGATCTGAAAGCCATACGACCCTTGATATGGGGTTAAAGCAGGGCAGTCTTAAGAGTTCGACTGACCAATCTCCCGATCTTTCTTTATCTTAAAAATTATGCTAAAAATTATTGAACCTATTTTATTTGCTTTCCTTCGTGGGTCAGCAATAAAAAAACTCGCACTTGATATAGTACGAGCAATGGTTAAGAAGACTGATAATACAGTTGACGACAGGCTTTGCGATGTTTTAGAAAAAGCGCTATTTCCTGGTAGATAACTACTTTTTACCGCCTTTTTTCTTCTTTTTCTTTTTCATTCCTGTTCCGTAGTGACCTGGCATTTTGGTGATGGGTGTAACTATTCATATGTTAAATTAAAAATCCTTAAAAATCCAGAAATGCATCGATTAACTTTTGTGAAGTGTCCTAAGTGTCAAAAAGTTACAAGACAAAAAGTAATAAGATCAGAAAGAAATTCTAAAAAAACTATTGTTAGAAGAAGATTATGTATGGTTTGTGAGCATAAATGGCATACTATTCAAACGCCAGAAAGGATAATAAATGATAGAAAAGCTGGCTATCTCAGGGCAAGCTAGCTATTGTTAGGGCATGAGACTACAAATGCCTTGGTCTGGTTGGTTCAGTAACCAAGCTAAAAAAAGGAAAAAAGTAGAGCCTTGGGTTATGGCTGACGTATCCTACGAAGAAGAGTTGCATATAGAAATAGTACTAAGATCAATAGTTAACTACATTGATCCTGACGAAGTACCAGATCTTATAAGTGCTTTCGCAAAGGAAAACTTTCGTTTAGTAAAAATTATCCAACAAGCTGGCGATCATATAGATAAATTAAATGCTAAATCTTCTTCTCCCAAAAATAAGCGCAGTCTTTAGCCCATATACCGCCACTAGCTTTACCTTCTGGCATTCCTAGACCGCATTCAGCCTTAATAACCAAATGATGTATGCAATCTATGCATAATGGATGATCTCTGCTCATACACCTAGCATCTGCATATAAATATTCTGCTTCTATAAGTGCCGGTTCTAATTCTTTAGCAGATAGTGGCAAATTTAGTTTGCCTTTTTTTGTTTTTATTTTTACACGCCAGACTGTGGGTTTCTCTTCATATAGCACCATGCGTCCAGCATGATACCTAAGAGAAGCCATTATCTATGCCAAATTTTATCCTCGTAACCATCTGGGGGAGTGCTGATCCAGTATCTTTTACCATTTATAACCCTAAAGACATGATTTCCGCAACATACAATCTGTCCTAAGTCTTTCTGCGGCATCTTCTGCTTCTGACTTTGTCTCGTATAATCTACCCGCATAAACTTTTTGTCCA